ACCAGTCGGTGTTATCCCAACACCTTGTGTTTTAGATTGTACTCTGGAAACATCTAAAGTATTTTTATATTGACTACTTAGTCCAGATATTACCTGTTCAGACATTACTTCTTTTACAAGTTTATTTTGTAAATCTTTAATATCTTGTTCGGCCGCAAGTGTTGCTGCTTTTATTCTAAAAGATTGTTCCAATGCAATACCTTGCAGTCTCATTTGTTGTTCAACTCCCAACATTTGTAATCTTTCCTTTTGTTCAAATTCCAAACTTTCTTTTCTAAACTTTTGTTCCAATTTAAGTTTAGCAGCTTCGTTTGCAATATCTTGATTCAATGCACCATTTGCAATTGATGCACCGGTTTTTGCTGCATTCTTTTCTGAAATAGTTCCCGCTGCACCACCACCTTTAGATTGAGTCAAATTCATTAATTCATTGATATCCATACCGGTGGCTTGACTCAATGATTGTTTTTGGAATGCATTCATTGAATTTATATCAACACCACCCAATGCAGTTTTTAATGCAGATGCTCCACCTGCCATATCTCCAGACATCAATTTAGCTCTAACTTCTGATAGATTTACATTCTTACCCAACATTGCTGATAAACTCATCTCTGCTTTAATACTATCTTTGTAGTTTAAAACCATAGAATCCGATGCTTTGGCCATCGTACTCATTGATGTATTCATTTTTGCCAACAATACGGCCTGTGTTGCGAATTGTGAAGTTGTAAAGTTTGAATATTTAAATATCTCTTGTTGTGAGTCGGCCATTTGTTTAAATAACTGGGCCGGTGACATGTCATTTAATTTTGCAAATGCACCTACACCCGCTGCCATATTTGCACCGGTTTCAGCTGATGATTTGTCCATTAAACGAAACGTATTACTCATTGACAACACATCATCTGCCGATGACATATATTGTGTTGCAAGTCCTGCAGCTGCAGTAGCTAATTTAACTTGAGATGATAATCCGGTTGCCAATGAAACACCAACATTTTTTACGGTATCTAATACTGCCTGAGTCGATGAACCTATTGCTTGTAATGCTCTTTCAGAAACCGATATAGCGGATTTAAATCTACTCATATCACTTGTAAACAATGCCTTTCTTTGAGCGTTATTTGCATCTAAAGTTTGTGATTCCTGATTTTGTCTAAATTGAATTTGGTCTTTTAGTAAACTATTTTCATAATTAATACCATCTTTTACTAAACTTTGGTCATATTGTAAAGCATCAGTTGATAAACTTTTATTGTATTCAAAATTATCCTCTGCGGCTTGTCTTTGTAGTTTTCTTGGTAAACCATAATTGAATTCTGTGATTATATCTCTATATTCTTTAGAACCCTTCATTGCATCTTTACCGGCTTCATCTAAATTACCACCGGTTAATGCAGCCATTCTAACTGCGGTTTTTGCAGCCTGTCCACTATTAAAGAAATTAGCAGCTGCCATAATTGCACCGGTTGCCAATCCAATAGGGCCTAAGAATTTTGCAACACCACCCAACATACCAACCATACCTTTACCGGCCTGACCTAACATACCCGCCGCACCTCTTTTACTTTGTAAGTTTCCTACAACCTCACCGATACTACCGGCACCCTTACCACCTCTAAATTTTTTAGTTACACTTAAAAACTTATCTAAACCTTTACCAAATCCAGTATTAGATAACATCTCACCCGCATCACCCATAGCTTGCATGTCTTCTGCTGCAGCTTGTGCTGCCGGGCCCATCTTTTCTAATACTTCTAATTGTGCTTCTAATACTTTTTTTAAGTCTTTACCATCTTCGGTAGTAGTATCTATGGTTTTTATATAGGCCTTTTGTTCTTCTATTTGTTGTTGTATTACATCTCTAATTTCATTGTTATTTTTTTTAACAGGAATTAAGGAATCTAATATCTTTGTAACGGAATATACTGAATCTTTGTATCCACCTGCAACTTTATACGCTGCATCTTTTTGTTCGTTTGTTAAGGCGGTTGATGTTTTTAGAATGGATGCTATTCCATTCATTTGTATTTTAGTTGAGTTTAATATTTTACCAGTTTCTTTATAAAAATTATTATTTTTACTAACTTTACTTGCAATACTTTTTAAAATACCATCATACTCTTGAGCATCATCAAGTTGTTCGGACATCAACTTGTTCTGCCTCTTCATTTCATTAGTAATTCTATCTAATGCTTTGAGTTTTTCGGCAGCATCTTTGGCATCCGTAATGGATGATTGATTTATCCTATTGTATTCTTGTTCTAATTTAGAAAGTGATTTTTTACTCTTAGCCATTTACTATGCTTTGTCGTAGTATTTATCTAAAAATGTATCTATTTCGGTTGTATCCAAACCTCTTTTTTGTAATATAGATTTTAATTTTAATTGACCAGATACAATTGAGTCATCTAAATCTTTAAATGCTTTACTTAATTCAGGATTTGTATATTTGATTTTAGAAATAAATTTTTCTTCATTACCATTTGTTTTAGCTTTGAAAAAGGTATCTAATAATTTTTGAAATATATTTCTTTCGAATATTAATTTGGACATGACTTTATAATCTTTTATATAAATATAAAATAAAATGGTTTATCTTCTTCTTGTAGATGATGGTTTGGGTGAATTAGTTATTTTTTCAATAGCAGATGATTCTGATTCTTTAGTGGATAACAATTCATTCCAATAAAATTCTCTTAGTTTAACTGGCATAAAATAAACATCATGCCAATTAAATCCACCATTTGACGAATATATTAAGTTAAATATTTTTTTGTGTAAATATTGAGAATAATTAGTCGGCAGGGTAAAAAAAGTCAATCCCTACCGGGACACTCAGCGCCTCCGTTTCGCCGGTAAATGGAGATGTGTAATTAAATATTAAATCAATATTTGGAGATACTTGGTTTATGTATTTTCTCAATGCTTTTGAATCGGCTGCTAATAATTGATTTGCAACAAAGTTACTTATATATCCCAAATCTCTATTACCATTAACTTCGGTAATAAGTCTTCTATAACGAGCTTGAATTTCATTTCCTTGTTTAGATATTTTCTCACTAGCTTCAACATCTTTTGCGATAATCAATTCATCACTATGAGTCATTATTTTAAACTTAATAGGAGTATTTGTTTTAGGAAGAACAAACTCATATTCATTATTTCTATTTAGTTTACTTTCATCTATTTCTTTTATAGAAAGTTTAGACATATCAACCGTTACTTCTACTGGAGTATTTTCAGCGGGGTCGTTTACTGTTATAGTATATTCAGGACCAAATGCTAGTATTCTACTTGAAATTAATATTGCATTTTTATCACCAATTATCAAATCACCTATATTAATAGATGAATCAACTATAATACTTTCTAATAATTTATCTAATTGAATTCCTTTTCTAATTAAATTTGTAGAAGTAAGAATATCTTCTTCTTTTGCAGTTAATAATTTAACAGTAATTTCACCTTTTGATAATGGGGATGATTCTGGATATACTAAACCCTTAGATGGTAATGATATAACCTCCGTTGGAAATGGGTATGATTTTTGTCCTTGTTGTTGAAATCCACCCAAACCTCTTGTAACTTGTTGTTCAATGTTTTGTTCCATAATATAACTTTTGTCTTTATTATATATATTATGTTTTCAAAAAATAAAAAAGGGATACTTTGTGGGTATCCCTTTGTTTTATAATTTTATTTAGATTAGTATTCTAAGATAGCGTAATCATAAGTTAATTGTAATTCTATCGATACTGGGTCGTTTGTTGACCAATCCAATTCACCGAAATTTGCTTGAGAGATAAATGCACCTTTTAAAGTCCATTGTTCTACCTTATCACCGACTGGTCCTAATAAGTAGAAAGTAACATCTTTCTTATAGAAAGCAGCGTATCCATCTCTACCTGTTAATGATTCATGTGATTGTCTAATCCACTCCATTACTTGTTGTGCACCTGATGGTACAATTGGGTCATAAAGAGTGATATTAACATCATCCCAAGTTGATTTACCTTTAATTTTTCTTTGTACATTAATATGGTCTAAAACAACAGGCTCCGATGTGAAAGTTGGTCTGTTTGCTGTTTTGATGATATATGATTCTATACCATTTATTTCCATAATGAATCTATTACTTACTTTAGGTTCAAAATTCTTATAGAAAATTTTATCAAACTCTAATATTTCTGGCATTTTACTTTATTTTTTAATTCTTTTATATAAATATCTGTTTTCTAAATTATCCGTTAAATGCTGCTCCAGTTGGTAAAATGTTGAAATCAATTTGAATGAATTCAGCAGTCTTAGTTGGTTGTAAGTAGATAGCTCCTTTCATAATGTTTCTATCAATTACATCTGGT